AGATGATCAAGATGCTTTAAACGAGTTTTACCGCCAGTTTCCTAGAACTACAGAGCACGCGTTTAGAGATGAAACAAAAAACAGTATATTTAATTTAGTTAAAATATACGAGCAAATAGATTATAACGAAGAAATGTCTAGAACCTTAGGAATTACAACTGGTAATTTTCAATGGGTAAACGGCATTAAAGACTCACAAGTAATATTTTACCCAGACCCAAAGGGTAGATTTAAAGTTAGCTGGGTTCCGCCTCAGCAATTACAAAATAGAGTGGTACTTAAAAATGGTGTAAAATATCCTGGTAATGAACACATGGGGGCATTTGGTTGTGACTCTTATGATATATCAGGAACCGTAGATGGACAAGGTTCTAAAGGAGCATTACACGGCTTAACCAGGTTTAGTATGGAGGACGCCCCTGCAAATAGCTTTTTTTTAGAGTACTTATCAAGACCACCTACGGCTGAAATATTCTTTGAAGATGTTTTAATGGCATTAATATTCTATGGTATGCCAATACTTGCAGAGAACAATAAACCTAGGTTGTTATACTATTTGAGAAGAAGAGGGTATAGAGGTTTTAGTATGAACAGACCTGATAAGATATGGAACAAGTTATCTGTAGCAGAAAAAGAAGTAGGTGGCATACCTAACTCAAGCGAAGATATAAAACAAGCTCACGCTGCCGCGATCGAGATGTATATCCAAGATCACGTGGGCATGAAGCAAGATGGAACATTTGGAAATCTTTACTTTAACGAGTTGTTAAATGATTGGAGTAAGTTTGATATAAATAAAAGAACAAAGTTTGATGCATCAATAAGCTCTGGTTTAGCCATAATGGCTAACAACAGGCATTTGTACGCTCCAAATGTAAAAATAGAAAAACAAAAACTGAACATAAATATTTCTAAGTATAGTAATACTGGAACTAATTCACAAATAATAAAATAAATATATGGCAGAGTCTGGCATAAAAAGTTATTTTCCAAGTCAAACCGTAAGTGATGCTGAAAAAATTAGCTATGATTATGGTTTAAAAGTAGCTAAAGCAATAGAAACAGAATGGTTTAACGAAGACACAAGTATGAATAGATACTTGTCTAGTCGTAATGAGTTTCACAAACTAAGACTATACGCTAGAGGCGAGCAGTCTATACAAAAATATAAGGATGAGCTATCTATAAACGGTGATTTGTCCTATTTAAATTTAGATTGGAAGCCAGTGCCAATAATATCTAAATTTGTAGATATAGTTGTAAATGGCATAGCTGAAAGAACATATGATATAAAAGCTTTTTCTCAAGATCCTTATGGCACGCAGGAAAGAACTAAATACATGCAGGATATTTTAGATGACATAGAGTTTAAGGAGTTTGATAATTTTGCTGCTGAAAATTTTGGCGTAAACACTAGAGATAGTGATTTACAAGAGTTACCAGAAACTACTGAAGAGGTGCAGTTGCACATGCAGTTAACATACAAACAAGCCGTTGAGTTAGCGGAAGAACAAGCTTTAAACGTGTTGTTTGAAGGAAATAAATACGAACTTATTAAAAAGCAATTCTATTATGATTTAACAGTGTTAGGTATTGGCGCTGTTAAAACTAGTTATAATACTTCAGAAGGCGTTGTTATTGATTATGTAGACCCAGCTAATCTAGTTTATTCCTATACAGATTCTCCTTATTTTGATGATATATACTACGTTGGCGAAGTTAAATCAATTCCAGTCAACGAACTTGCAAAACAATTTCCTCATTTAACAGAAAGTGATCTTGAAGATATAATGAAAAACAAATCTTATAATAGAAATAATTATAACACAAGGTATTCTGCAGACAAAGAAGATAATAACACGATTCAAGTTTTATATTTTAATTATAAAACTTATATGAATGAGGTGTATAAGATAAAAGAAACCGGCACTGGTGCTGATAAAATCATACCTAAAGATGATAACTTTAATCCGCCAGAAAACAAAGAGGGTGGTTACTCACGACTGTTAAGATCTATAGAAACTCTTTATGAAGGAGCTTTAATACTAGGCACTAATAAATTACTTAAGTGGGAAATGGCTAAAAACATGATGAGGCCTAAAAGTGATTTTACTAAAATAAAAATGAATTATGCTATTGTTGCTCCTAGAATGTACAATGGTAAAATTGATTCATTAGTAAGGCGTATAACTGGTTTTGCAGATATGATTCAACTTACACATTTAAAGCTACAACAAGTAATGGCTAGAATGGTACCAGATGGAGTTTATTTAGATGCTGACGGTTTGGCTGAGGTTGATTTAGGCAATGGAACTAATTATAACCCGCAAGAAGCTTTAAATATGTTCTTCCAAACTGGTAGTGTTATTGGTAGGTCTTTTACTCAAGATGGCGATATGAATCCTGGTAAAGTGCCTATTCAAGAAATTACATCTGGTAGTGGTGGTAATAAAATGCAAGCACTTATTGGTAATTACAATTATTACTTGCAAATGATAAGAGATGTAACCGGGTTAAACGAAGCTAGAGACGGTAGTATGCCAGACAAAAACGCCTTAGTAGGCGTGCAAAAGTTAGCTGCCGCTAATTCTAACACTGCGACTAGACATATATTACAAGCCGGATTGTATCTTACAGCTGAAACAGCTGAGTGTTTATCTCTTAGAATATCAGATATTATAGAATACTCTCCAACCAAAGACGCTTTTGTAAGCGCTATAGGTGCTCATAATGTAGCAACACTAGAAGAAATTTCTAAATTACATTTATATGATTTTGGTATATTTTTAAATTTATCGCCAGATGAAGAAGAAAAAATGTTATTAGAAAATAATATACAGATGGCATTACAACAAAAAAGTATTGAACTTGAAGACGCTATAGATATTAGAGAAATAAAAAATATTAAACTTGCAAATCAATTGTTAAAAATAAGAAGGATTAAAAAACAAGACAAAGATAGGCAGGCTCAATTGGAAAATATACAAGCTCAATCTCAGGCTAATGCTCAAGCCGCTCAAGCTTCTGCTCAAGTAGAAATGCAGAAAGACCAAGCGTTAACACAAAGTAAATTACAATTAGAGCAAGCAAAATCGCAGTTAGAATCTCAAAAAATGCAACAAGAAGTTATGCATAAAAAAGAACTAATGCAATTAGAGTTTCAATACAATATGCAATTGAAAGGTGTAGAAGTTGAAGGCATGAAAAGTAGAGAAAAAGAAAAGGAAGATAGAAAAGACGAAAGAACAAAGATACAAGCTACACAGCAATCAGAAATGATTGACCAAAGAAATAGTGGAAAACCACCTAAAAACTTTGAATCTGCAGGTAATGATATACTAGGTGGAGGATTTGATTTAGGTTCGTTTGATCCTAGTTAAAATTATTAATTATTATTATATTATATTATGGAAGAAAAATTAGAAGAAGTAGTTGAAAAAACTACGCAAGATAATGTTACAAAAGTTGAGATTAAAGATGAACAACAAGATGATAACATTACAAAAGTAAATTTAGATAAACCACCAACACCAAAAGAAAAAAATGAAACTAAAGAAGATAACGCTGACGACGGCGGAGTGGTTGCAGAGTCTAAAAACGCCGACACCACAGAAAAACAAGAAGAAGTACAACCGGAGGCAGAAACACAAGAAGCTCCAGTATTAGAAGAAATAACTGAAGATTCTACAAAAGAAGAGGTTGCTGAAGCAGAAGAAAAAGTTGAAGAAGCTATAGCTGAAGCCGGGGCAAACGGAAAACCAATACCAGAAAACATCCAAAAGTTAATGGACTTTATGGAAGAAACTGGAGGAGATTTAAGTGACTATGTAAAGCTTAATCAAGATTATTCTAAACTAGATGATAAAAATCTATTATATGAATATTACAAGCAAACAAAACCTCACTTAAACAATGAAGAAATTAACTTCCTTATGGAAGATCAATTCTCTTATGACGAAGAAGTTGACGAAGAAAGAGATATACGAAGAAAAAAATTAGCGTTAAAAGAGCAAGTTGCCAACGCTAAAAGCCATCTGGACGGGCAAAAGTCCAAATACTATGAAGAAATTAAAGCTGGAAGCAAGCTCACTAACGAGCAGCAAAAAGCAATTGATTTCTTTAATAGATATAACAAGGAGTCAGAAGCAACTCAAAAAACAGTTAAAACAAACTCTGAAATTTTTACACAGAAAACAAACAATGTTTTTAACGACAAGTTCAAAGGTTTTGAATATAACGTCGGTGATAAAAAATACAGGTTTAATGTAAACAATGCTGAAGAGGTTAAAAACACCCAAAGCGATATAAGCAATTTCACCAAAAGGTTTTTGGATAAGAATTCTGCT